GGCGCAGCGCGCCCGCAGGCTGTTCAGCATGCTGTTCCATTTCGGATTCCTCATGTAGATAGGCGCTTGCATTTGCGCCCAGTGATTTCGTGAGCGCCAGCGCGTTTGGATTCGCAGGCACGGTGACCAAGGAGAGTTCCAGCAGTTCCTGGCGCAGGAACCTGAAACCCGTGACGTTCCCATCAGCGTCCTGGATGCGTTCAATGTCGCGTTCGCTGGCCACAGTGAAGCCCACTGAACAGGCGCGCAGGACGCCAGCTTTGACCAGGCTCCACAGTTCGTCCACACGGGCAGATACCCCAGCGGCTGCGAAACGCATGCGGCCTATCAAACGCCTGCCATCAATGCGGATTTGTTCAACGGTGCCAATGGGCGCGTCATGGCTGTGCTGCCAGAGCGCAACTGGATTGCGCTGGAAGTTTGTTAGGTCCCAGCCCGCTGCCACGATCACGTCGCCATAGCGATCCGTGGATTCATCGGACGCCACCACATCCAGGAAGCGTTCGCCAGTTTCAGATTCAGCAGCTGCGCCAGGGATGGTTTCGACCAGGCGACGAACTACCGCGCCAGGCCGTGGAGCCTGGCGGGAATAGTTAGGCCTGGGGAGTCGGGCCGGTTTTGGCATCGCACAGTCTCGTAAAACGAGACCGGATGAACCGTCGCCCGAATGCGCGGACCATACGCCTGGCGAACCTGGTCAGCAAGCCCCACCAATCCCAGCGGACCTGCCACGGACCAGCGCGAATTAATGCGTCACGTTTGGCGGAATTGGTTACGCGCGTAAAAACTTGGAGAGACGCGCTGGGCCACGGGCGCGCGCCTGCAGGCAATCCCTACCCAGGGTGCAGGCACCCAGAGGCTGACGCATTAATTCCCGCTCGTAATTGTCTCATCGCGTTAGCTGATGTCCGCCCAGCCTGAGAGCGTGGCCAGGTGCGCATGGTCACCAGCAGCTGGGGCGCGTGACTGGCGTGGTGGGCGGCCACGGGTAGGTAGCAGCAGCACGTCGCCTTCACCCTTGCGCTGCACATGGAACGCATCAGCTGGGGCCAGGGGAACTGCCGCGCGCGCCTTCGCCAGTGCGTCAGCACCAGACATGGCCCAGACCGCGAGCCGTCCCACACGGCCCCTGGTGCGTATGGCAATCAGGTAAGGCTGCACCAGCACGAGCGTGCGCGCCAGCTGCTGCATCCTGCAAGTTCATCACGCCAGGGATTCGCGCAAGTCATGCCAGCGTGCTTCTACCGCGACAGGCACGTGTGCACCACGCTGCTGGAATTCAATCTGCGCCTGCGACCAGGCCGCGTCCAACTCCGGCAGGCTGCCCGCGCTGGATAGCTGCTCAAGAGCGCGGCATTCCAGTGCGTGTTCTTCCTCTGGCAGCAGCCGGGTGTGGCGAGTCACTGGCGCAGGTGCGGCCAGCAGGCTGGGTATCGTTGCAGCTGTTCGGCGGACGTTGCAGGCCGGTAGCTTTTTCAGCAGGCGACGCAACGCAGCCTTGCGCGCCATTTCGTCATCCCAAGGTCCCCATGGCCCCTTGTCACCCGCTGGACTCATGGCGCGGATGCGCGCGATATCCTCTGCCGTGAGTAGCTCGATCATGCGCCCTCCTGATGCCAGGTCCGCGATGGCGTAGACCGCAATCACATCCCCACGCGCGCCAGTCATCAGGGGCCGATGGATCAGCCTGGGTTCGCTACCCAGTTCCACCGTGAACACATCAGCGGCGCGCGCCACCTGGGCTTCCACAGAACGCACCTGGCCACTGGCCAGTGCCAGGGCAATCATGCCGCGATAGCTTGCGTCCCAGGTGGCCACGGGGCGGCCTTGCTTGGATTTGCGGACAATCAGGGATGAACTTTTGCCATCCAGTTCCAGGCCACTCATGGCGCATTCCCGAAGGGCGCGCAGCACGCTGGCCGCGCTGCATTCGGACAGGCCGGGCTGCTCGAGTACCGCGCGCCTAGCTAGTGCCATGAACCTCTGTGGCGTGATGCCTTCGGGCAGATACGCGGTCAGGGATTCTTCTGCTCGCAAAACTTCCGTGAGCAGCGCGTCCAGCGGTGCGCGTGCGGGAACTGGTGGCTGGGCAGTGGTGTTCATCGTGGTGTTCATCGTGCGTTTCCTCCCCTGTACCCCTAACCTAAGAATCTTGAGAAAAGCCCTCTGAAGAATCTGGATCTGGTATCTGGATTGCGTACTGGTAAGCACCCGGTCAGCAGGGTGCTGAGCACAGTGCTAAGCACCGTGGTCAGCGACCATGGGGTGGCATCTTTTGCTGATCCGTCCAGCGAATGAGTGCTGCGCCGACATGCTCAGGACCGTTTCGCTGGCGGTTCTTCTCTGCAGTAATTTTCCCGCCTCTGCTCTGTCCGCCTTTCCTGTTAAGTGCTTTCTCCCGCAATTCCATGATGCGTGGGTTCTGCCATCCACCATCGCCAGGAACGAAGTGCTTTCGAATTGCTGGCCAGTGCAGGCGAAATGCCGCCAGCGTCATTCCGCAGATTTCCGCCAATCCTTTCGGTGATTTGGGAAGTGTGCCGCCAAAGAAATTCGCCACGCTGAGATCGAAAAGCATGTGCCGCTGGATGCGCGACAGATTGGCACCCCATCTAGAGAATTCACCATGGTAGTAAGGCATGTAAGGAAGGTCAGGCACGATTGGCTTCCTTCGGCGCGCGCACAGGACGTAGTGCGCCGGTTTCAATTTCCCAAATCGCTTCCTGGCGCGTCAGCCGTCTGCGAACTGGGAAAAGCCCACGCCTTCGCTGCTCGAGCACCACGCCCAGCGCATCCGCTGCGCCTATGTAGGCTTGCGTCTGGTGAAACCAGACTCTGCGACCTGGATGGCACCATGGTGGCCACAGCGCCATACGCGCGCGCTCAAGGGGCCTTTGCGGTGGGCGGGACTGCAGGTGCGCGCGGCGTGCGTCGCGGCGCACGTGGACCCATGTCTAGCAGCACGCGAATGTCGCGCGCCTTCCAGAACGCCAGGCGGCCTATCTTGTGAGGGCGCGGCAGTTGCCCGCTGGCCACGCCCCGAAACCAGGCGGACCTGGAAATCGGAACGTATTGCAGCACATCGCCCAGAGTCAGCCAGGCGCTGGCGGGCAGGTCTGGGGGAAAGGCGCGCACGTGGAGGTGGGCGCGTCCCGCAGCGTTGTTAGGTGGGCTGTGTGGTGGTGTCTGTTTCATTGCGTTCCCCAGGTTGGTCCGCGTATGTCTACAGTGCGCTTTATATACGCGCGCGTCCCACCAAAGAAAAGGGGGCGTGTCCGCCCCCTAACTATTCGCGATGTCCTATCGCGTTTAGGTGTTGCCCATCATGGAAACGTGCATGGCATTCACCTGTGATGTTGCGAATGCGGACGCCATTTCCGCACGCGATTGCGGCAGCGGCGCACCCTGTCCCAGCGCCAGCACCGCATCCAGTTCGTCCGCCCACCACTGCATCAGGGTCGCGCGCTGCACGAGCAGTAGGCCACGGTGCGAACCATTGGCATCACGCGTGTAATTCTTCCGCACCCCTTCGGTTAGCTTGTGGTCCTGCTGGAATTCCAGCGCGTGTTCTTCCACGCGTGTGACCACGTAGCGGGTATACGCGGACGTGGCAAACAGCGCGCGGAACCCGTGCACCGTGATGGCTGGGCGTTCCGCGCTGGTGCCATCCCAGCCCATGCCACGGATGCGCGACAGCCAGCCACCTTCACTGACGCAGCGTTCAGCGCCCTGGCCGCGGCCCTTGAAATTCGGGAACAGGTACTTGCCGCTGCCGGTCTGCGCTTGCAGTTCGCGCAGCAGTGCCAGCACCTGGCGCGACAGCGGGACGCGGTAAGGCGCGTAATTCTTGCCGCGCTGGTCCACGCGCCGCTCCGTGGTGCGCTGTTTGGTGCCAGGTGTGAATGCCGGAACCAACAGGATGGCCTGTTCCCAGTTGATCCATGACCATTCCGAGAAGCGCAGCACCGATGGGCGTAGCGTCAGATACGGAAGCAGGTGCAGGGCTAACAAGGTCTCAGGCTGGGTGGCGCTGTCGCGCGCCAGGGTGGCCAGGTCCGCGAAGTATTGCGGCACGTGTTCCAGCTGC